GCGCTGATGCTTTTGACAATGCGCAACGGATCGCCAAGAGCCTGGCTAGCAGCTCATTGGTGCCGCAACAGTTCCAAGGGCAGCAGGGGTACGCCAACTGTCTGGTGGCGCTGGAGATTGCGGGCCGGATGAACCTCAGCCCGCTGCAGGTGATGCAGAACCTGCACATCATTCACGGGCGCCCCAGCTGGTCCAGCCAGTTCATCATTGCGCTGATCAACGGATGCGGGCGGTTTGAGCCGCTGCAATACAAGGTCACGGGCAAGGGTGACGACCTGGCCTGCAAATGCATTGCGAAGGAGATCAGCACAGGTGCAGAGCTTGAAGGCCCGACTGTGACCATGGCAATGGCAAAGGCTGAGGGATGGGTTACAAAGAGTGGCAGCAAGTGGCGCACGATGCCGGATCTGATGATCCGTTATCGGGCCGCGTCGATGTGGGGACGGCTTTACATTCCTGATCTGTTGGTGGGCATCAGTTACAGCCAGGAGGAGGTGATGGACATTGAGCCGATAACCGTTGAGGATGCGCCCATCGCCGAACCCGAAACCCCGACGGTGAAAGTTGATGAAATCTTCTGAGTTTTTGACGACTGAACAGCTCGCGCAGCGATGGCAGATGGGTGAATCAACCCTGAACCATTGGCGGCGAGCTGATTGCGGGCCGAGCTTTACAAGGATCGGCAACCGCGTGCTCTACAGGCTGGCCGATGTGGAGCAATACGAACGGGCCAACACCACCATCCTCGGAGATTCATGAGCTTCAAACTGAACTTTGCGATTTTCAAAAACGAAAAGCCGGAATCCAAGCTGGATTACAACGGCGTTCTCAATCTGAAGGTCGATGATCTCGATGCCCTGTGCAAGTGGGCGATGAGCCAAGAGGTGAACCAATACGGGACCGTCGAGCTGCGCATTGCGGGTTGGAAGAAAACCAGCAAAGCCGGGCGGCCGTATATCAGCGCATTGGCTGAGCCACCTGAGCCACCTGTTGATCAGGCAGCACGATCGTTGGCGTCTGCGACTGATGGCGAGTTGATCTGATCAGCTTCGAGCCTGGCGATCTCCATGACTGCCAGGTTCAGCATGTGCTGAAGCTTGTAGGCGTGACGGATCATCATGCTGGCAATCTCGCCAGAGCATGGGTGATCCGCTGCCCTGCGAGCTTCCTGCTCAATCTCAATCTCAGTCTCTAGTGGAATTGGTTTAAAAAGCCAGTCCATGTGATAAAGGGGCGAACCTGCCTAAGTGTGCCCATGGATCACGTTCTTTTGCTCACATCAGTTTTGACGGCGCTTTTGATCTGCGGCGTGATTGTCGGACTAAGTGTGACGCATCCCAAACCGTGACAGGGGTTGACAATCTTTGGCTGGCTGTGTCATTCTTAGATCAGTTCAGAGATCACCCATGACCAGCCATGGCACCCCGTCGCTTTGATTGCGCGTTTCAAGTGCAAGCCCTCCGCGCTGACGGTTGGCACGTCATCAGTCGCCATCGCACTGAAGACGCCGCACTTCGGAACAGAAAAAAGCTTTCACGCTGTCAGCCAAACGATCGCCACCTATGGCGCGTTGTTTCCATCACTCAGCCCGATTTCATCCATGACTACGAATGAGCAATGGGTTAGCGCCTCAAAGGCTGCTGAGCATCTCAGCGTCAGCACCAGAACGCTCAAACGCTGGCGTGATGCCGGCAAGCTTATTCCTGGGATTCACTACCGCCGCAAGGGTGCCGGGATGTTTGCTCATTGCGTCTACAACCTCCCCAGCCTTGGCCAACGCATGGACCAATGGGCAGCCGAAACCTTTGACCAACAATGAAAAATTTTCTCCTCTCCTCTTGCTTCGCTGTTGTCTTTGGCGCTGCCGCATGGCACAGCCTTACAACCACACTTGATCAGATGACTGCCAGGGACTGCCAGGCCGGTGTCGTCAAGGCTTGCGAGGCGTTGCAATGACCCGCTTCTACTTCCGCATTCCTGACGCTCACGTTTTAGAAACTGTTGAGGCCGACAGCCTGCAGCAGGCCAAAGCCAAGGCATTCGATGAATGGTCCAGCATTTGGAACCGTATCGAATGGATTGAGCCCAAAACCCACCAAGACGTAAATCTGCCCAATGTTCAATAAGTTGCAGCCAAACCGCGCGGGTGCTTTCACTTGGCGCGATGACGACCCGGAGAGTTCCATTGGTGATGGCCTCAGCCGCCCTAAGGCTGGAGTTCGCTCAAGGATTTACAAGCTCAACATCGAGTTTGAAAATGCCGAGCCAATGAAGGTCGAGTTGCGAGCTGAAACCAAAACGCTTGCAGCGAAGTATGCACAGGCCAGGTGGCCAAAATCAAAGGTGACGCTCTGTGACTGATGCAAGAGATCGCCTTCTCTCGCTGCTTAGTGATTCGTCAGCGTATGGCACTGGCGTGGCTGTCGAGCGTGAAAGGCTGCGAAACCTGATCTGCGCCAGAATGGCGGAGCTTGGTGGAGCTCCTGCAACTAGAGCCCGTCAAGACGAATTGAAACACCTGCTGCAAAGGCTGAACGATGCGAACAGTTGATCTTGACCAGCGCCGGACTGAGTTCATGGAAGAGCTATATCAGCGCAGTGGGCGGATTAATGGCCTGTTCACCGGGCTGTGGGCGGAATACTGCCAAAAGATTGGCGAGAAAATCCGCGACTCAGACACCTTGCAACAGATCCTGAATGACTGAGCAGGTTGATCACCCCTCGCACTATGCGGGCGAGATTGAATGCATTGACGCTATACAAGCGGCGCTAAGCCCTGAGGAGTTCGCCGGATTCTGCAAGGGCAACGCTCTAAAGTATGTCTGGCGAGAGCGTGACCCACGCAAAGGTGGCGCTGTAGCTCTAAGGAAGGCAGGCTGGTACTTAGATCGGCTGGCTGCCATTAAGGGCTGATGTTTTCTCTATTCGCTGGCCGCCTGAAGATCAGATATGAGCTGATCGAGCATCAATGGCTGGCGGATGTGATCGTCGGGCCCAAAAAACATCAATCAGCAACCTTTGAACTGAAGACTCAGGACTTCGCCGCGGCCAAAGAAGCGGCAATGGAGATTTACAAGCAATTTAAGGCTGAGCAGCAGGGCGATGCGTTGACGTGCTGGAATTGTCAGCAATATGACGCGAAAGCCAAACGTTGCCAGGTTGGTGTGCCTGAGTGCCGTAATACTGGGGGCAGATTCGCGGTGAGTTGTGCCCTGTATTTGCGAGTTAAAGACGGAACAACTGGGCTCTGATTTATGGCGAGTTTGCAGGCCGTCAGATGATATTTGTGTTGAGTGCCGCTCTGAATTTAAAGCCCGCGAAATTGCGCATTTTTTTTATTGCTCCAGCCAGTGGTCAATCCAACGCTCACGGCATTCTGACCAGTAAGGTCGAGACCGGAACCACTCCCTCCATGGGTGGCCGGACTTGTGAGAATTACAGGAAAAACAGCAGCTAATTAAATTGTTTTTGACTGTCAGCCCGCCTGCATGTCTTGGAATTACATGATCAAGAGTCGCGTCTCTTTCGCCAAGCATTGCGCCACAGTATGCGCAGCAATAGCCCCACTGAAGGAAGATTTGATCCCTAAACCTAAGCTTAAGTTGACGCTTTGGAATTAGGATCGTCTCGTCGATCTGATGATGATCCAAAACAAGACTCAGGCAATGCGAACGTTTGCACCTCAAGATCTAATAATTGATCTTCAGATGCCACAAATTCAGCAATTTGCGCGTATATATCAGCAGGCAATTCTTCTGGCTCAGCGGAAGAATTAAGGATTAGCTTTGCGCTAATTTCTACAAGAAAAGGCCGCATTAAGACTGTCTCTTATACACATCTGACGCTGCCGACGACTCCTTACGTG